AACCCTCCCCCAAGTACGGCAGGTCACACAATAACACTTTATTATGTACAGAAACCAACCCCTGTATATTCTAATTTCGGGACATTCAGGTATCCACAGCATCTTGATTTAGCCACTGTTAAATATGCAGCATGGTTGTTTAAATATAAAGATAGAGAACCCAGCTTTGCTGATAGACTATATCAGATGGCTGAGATGGAGATGAGAAGGGGTAAGCATGGTGTTGATAAGGCACTTGTTAGGAGCAAGGTTAGAATTAATATGTTAGCTAGGAACTGATAATGGCAAAGACAACATCAAAGGGAACAACAAAAAAAACCGACAAACAATTAAAACCGTTTCAACTTGGGATGACAGGAAGACTTCTTTCTGCTATAAATTCAGTACGCATTGTTACAGTTGGTGGTGGTTCTGGTACAACGGAAAAAGCCACCACTATTGATAACTTTAAGACCTTAAAAAATATACGATATACCGATAATGGTATTCGTGGTATAAGGGGTATGACCAAGATAAACTCAACGGCTTTATCTACACATCCAAGAATAAAACACGTACACCAGTTTAAAGAATCAACCCAACATATACTGGCACAATCTTATAATAGCGGAGAAACACAATCTAAGATATATAGGAATGATACCACTGTTCCTGGTACTGGCGACTTTAATGCGACTGCATTACATACAGACGCTTCTACTGCTGGTAAAGGTAGATTTGCTAATTGTCTATTGGGAAGGGTTGTTTATTGTAACGGTGCGGAAACGATGGTGTGGGGTGGTGATAAAGCAAGAGTGGCAAACTTTACAGTTTATGACCCCAACGGGACGTTTCTTTATGATTACACCGAACAGGTACAGAACACACTATCTAGTGCATCTAATGTGGCTACATTAAAGCGTGTATTAGGTATAGGTAGTGAGACCAAGTTACTGTTACATTGTGACGGTTCAGATGAATCTACAACAATAACAGACAGTTCTCCAACTACTGCTCATACAATGACAGCAGTTGGTAATGCAAAACTTGATACAACTATAAAGAAGTTTGGGACTGCCAGCCTTCAGATGGATGGAACTGGCGATTGGGTAACGGCCCCAGATGATGCAGACTTTGTATTATCAGGCGGTATATGGACATGGGAAGGATGGGTTTATTTAAACAATTTAAGTGTAGATCACGGGCTATTTTCTCAGGCTAAAAGTTCTGCCACTTCAGATTATATACAGGTATATATAGATACAAACGGAGCTATTAATCTTGATATAAAAGAGACAACGGCTGCAACAGGAACAGTCACTCTTAACTCAGGTGGAGCTGGTTCTGTAGATGGTATAACCGTGAATAGTGTGGCCATAATGTCTGGTGCTGAATCTTTTGATACTGACCTCAGTACTACAGCTACAAACGTGGCAAGTAATATAACTGCCAATACATCATCTCCTAATTACACAGCAACTGCGGATGGTGCTGTTATAACAATTACAGCCGTTACAAAGGGTACAGCTACTAATACATATGCTGTTGTAAGTTCAGCAACAACAATAGCAACTACTGATGCAAATATGAGTGGTGCCACATCAAGTAATGTTATATCACTGTCTACTCCAAATAGTGTTATATCTGCGACAACATGGACACATGTACGTGTAGTAGAAAATGGGAATGATTATTATATATTTGTTGGTGGTATATCAAAAGCACATGTAAGTACGGCAAGTAGAACAGAAGCTGAAGCTGCTTATAACTCAACTGTATTTATAGGGGCGGTGCATGATGGTACAAACACAACTAAACCTCTTAATGGATATTTAGATGAAGTAAGATTGACAAATACAGCACTATCTACCACAGACTTTGATGTGCCAGCCAGTGCTTATGGTACATCAACGGCTGATGTTAATATAAGGGTTGGTGGTATATTACCCTTATCTGGGTTTAACTTTACAGTTTCAAATGCCAATACATCCACAGGGTCATTAAGTGTTTATTACTGGAGTTCTACTAATGAATGGACGACAGTTACCAACCTTACTGATAATACAGCTTCTGGTGGTATTCCCCTGGCCCAATCGGGAACCATTACATTTGATTCAACAGAAGATATTGCCAGGCAGAAAATAGTAGATGGTGTTTTGGGATATTGGTATAAGATTGAAATTACAGATGCAGATGCTGCTACTGCTATTTCTACTATGAAGGTAATTGAGCCGTTTCAAAAATTGAGGGATTTTTGGGATGGTGCGTTTAGATCGTCAGCGTCTGTTCAGTTATACGAAGGTGGGTTGTATAAGGATAACACAACGAATGTTTTTGTAAACAGTTATGTATATGAAGAAACCACTGGTGGGGATGAATCAAGTTATGTAATTATGAATAGTCTTGCATCTACTGAATATATGTTATGTGGATTTATAGAAAGACAACAAGGGTTTCATTGCAAGTTGATACCAGACCATACTAACACCACGGCAAGTACGGTTATTGGTATTTCATATTGGAATGGGGCTGACTGGATTTCAGTTGGAACTATTAATGATGGTACATCTTCCAGTTCTATATCATATGCTAAATCAGGATATGTAACATGGAATCCCGTTGCCGAGAATACGGAATTCAGAAAAGAAATAAACAAAGAAGACCCTCTATATTATTATAAACTATCATGGAGTCAAAACTTCAGTGGTGATGTTTTGCTTTATCATTTATCAGGTATACCAGTGCAGAAACCACTTGGGGAGTATACGTTTCCTTTATATGCACAGGGAAGGACATTCTTATTTGGTGACCAGGCTGATAAGAAAAATAGATGTATAGCTTCTGCCCTTGGAACCCTTAATAGTTTTTCAGGTGCAGATTCAGGAGACGGGCTTATTTTTGGGGATGACACTGAAGTAGTTGCTGCTGCTGAGATATATATTAATACCTCTGCTGTAGGGTCAACAACCTATATATTAGTAGCAAAGGCAGGTGCTATATTTGTAATATCTGGTTCGGGCCCAGAAGACTGGCTTATTACACAGGTAGATAACAATGTAGGGTGTTCTGCTCCATATACACTTAAAGCAAGTCCTATTGGGCTGGAATATGCACCATTACAATCACAACAGGTTATTGTATGGCAATCAGCAAATGCTATAATGATGTATAATGCTGAAGCTGTTTACCCCATTTCTGCTTCTATTGGTAATTACTTTGACCAGACAAAATCAGAATCTATAAACCTTAGTAAAGTGGCAGATAGTTATGGGTTCTGGGATAATACAAATGGTAACTACGAGTATCACTGGATGTTTGCGTCTGGTGATTCTACTACACTTGACAAGGAACTGGTATTTGATTTAAGGAGACAGAAGTGGTTTGAGATTGACAGGGGTAGTGGTAACAGGTTACAGTGTGGGCTTGATGTTTCTACTTCAGGCGGTGCTCATTATAGTTATGGTGCAACTAATTCTGGATACCTGCAGAGATTGGAAAATGGGACTGCGTTTACAGGAGATGGTGGGTCTATAACATACGAGTTTGAACTTGGTGATTTACCCGTCTCTTCTGATATAAATATAGAGAGTATAATAAGGTATATCAGGTTGGTTATGGTTGCTAAAGGAACGACTTCCAGTTCGGTTACAGTAACCCATTATGGCGATATGAACCAGACAGGAAAAACAATTACGCTTTCCCCTTCCAAGTCAGGGTATGATTCAACAATGCCAGCTCGTAGTATATCTGGCTCTACATGGGGAAGCCATGTGTTTCACAGGTTAAAGTTTACAATCAGCACTGATGACGAGACAATAGGATTTGAACCGCTCTGGATTAGCGGTCTTTATGAATTAAGTAGAATGAGATTAAAGGATTAAGGGGGTATAATAGATGGCAGAAATGGGTTTACAAGAAGAGTATAAATCAACAATGACAGGAGGCTTGGGTCCAGTGGCTGAACAGGCACTTGCGCAGTCTGCTGCCAGGCAGCGATTTTCAGGTAATATGAATTTTGGCGAAACGTCCAGAAATAAGGATCTTCAAGCAAGACTTACTGCTGCACATAAAGCGCAGTCTGACAGGATGTTTAAATACAAAGAGTTGGCACAAAGAACCAAGATGGCAGATGAAGCCAAGCGACAATTTGATGTATCAACGCAACAGCAGCAGCAGCAGTTTGAGGTGGGACTTGCAGCTGATTATGCTACACAGAGAAGAGAAAACGAAGGCGACTGGATGAATAGAATCTTCGGTAAATAATGAAAGAACTCAATGTAATCAAGACACCATATGAAGAGTTCTGTGGCAACCTGCATCTTAAAGAAACAGATGAACCCGACTTTATATATACATGTGATTTAGATGATGAATATATAGGGTTTATGATTGCGTATAAGCATAACAAAGAGTGTATATATCTTCAGTATGCGGCATTTGATGAAAAGTTCAGAGGTTATTATGCACCAATATTGTTTAACAGGATTATAGATAAGGTACTTGATGAATATAAAGGTATTATATGCAGAATAGAGAATACAAACATTAAGGCTATTAAGGTGGCTCTTAATGCTGGATTTTTAATAATAGGAACTAGGTTTGACGGTGATTTATTCGTTGAATTAATGAAGGTTAGAGGGGGGAAGTAACAATGACAACATTTTGGGGAAGAGGAAGAAGGCCAGAGGGTTCACAAGGATTTGCTGGTGTTATTCAGTCTATTAGTAGTGCTGGAAGCGGTTATTTTGCCGATAAAGAGGCAGAAGAAGAAGAGAGACTGAAAATGATTAATAATATAAGGAGTATGGATATAAAACCCACGTCATCAAAGGACGAATTTGAGAGTGATTTAACCTCTTATTTAGCAGGAGGTGAAGCAACTGAAGACGTAAAGATTGCTAAACTTGCATATGAGAAAAAGTTTCCTGGTGAAACCTTAGAGGATCCTGCCCCTGGTATATTAGAAAGAGTAATGAGGGGTTTTGTTGATACACGGTACTCAGATGCTGAAAACGCACGATGGGTCAAAGACCTCGAATTAACAAAGTTTGAAGAAACAAAGGATCAGAATAAAAAAGTAATAAAAAAGATGGATCAATCATTAACTCTACAAAACCGTGCCTACGAAGAACAAGTGCAAGGAAATAAAGACAGAGCTGATCATGAGCTCCAAATGAGGGAACACGCTAATAAACAATCTGAAACCGCATATAAACAAGAGGTGGCGAACTTGAAATTAAATGCTCTTGAAGAGGAAAACAAACTGATGGCAAGAGAACTATTAGAGCGTAAGGAAAAAGAGATGGTAATACAAGAACAAATGCTGGATAGCCCCATTGCAGTAGGAAACAACTGGGATATATATTCAACCGTTAGAAACAAAGAAAATATTGTTAATGAATATTTAGATGACCATGTAGAGGGAGCTGATAAAATAGCATCTAATTTTCTAAGCGGAATGGATCGTGATAGAAATAAGAAAATTACGGTCAGAGAAATGCAGTTCAGTTTAAAAAACAACACATTTGACTGGGTACAGATGGACAACGATCTACGTTTGGAGATACAAAGTACTGATGCTGATTATAAAACCAGTGTAGAAGAACTGGGTGATCTAATGAGGAAGACTGGTAATGAAAATCGTACCGTTGAACAGGTGCGCAGAGGCGCAAGCGATAGTGATAAAAAGATCATAGATCGTAAAAGGGCACTAGAACTATACCATAATAAACTTCTTGAAACACGGACAGTGTTAACAAATTTGTATTCACGGCTTAGCGGGGTAAATATACAGATAAGTAATAATCCTAATACTGATAGGGGAGTAACAAAAAGCGCAGCAACGGGGTATAAAATTAAGAACCCTGAGGCTACTGCATCTAGCATCTTTGGACACGTTGGAACAGCCGAACCTAATGCTTTACTTCGTATATTAAAAGACGAGTTGTTTTTGGACTTAAGAGATTCAAACACACAGTTTAACATAATGAACCCCCAGATAGTTGATGAGCAAGGCAAAACAGTCCCCAACACCAACCATCCTACTAAGTTACTGTTACAGCAGGTTGCTTTCAGGTTTATGAATCAGGACCACCTTAAGGCTTTTCTGGACTATGGTGAACAAAGTGCGCAAGGTATTTTAGGGGCGTTTGACGAAGTTGAAATCTTAACGACTTTGCAGAATCTGATAAAAAGGCTTACTGGAGGGGATATAGTTGATGTACAAGAGCAGGTGACAACTGTAAAACAACGTTACGAAGACGAATATAAAACAAAAGAGGAAAAACTAAAGAAAGAAATGGATGTATTAAGAGAAGATTTAAATAGAGAAATGGGCTCCAGCCCAAAACTAGATATACCAATGGAAGATCGGAGAAAACTAGCAGAAATGGCAGAGCAAAGTAAACCAAATGAGGGCTGGGGGCCTTTGTTTGAACAAGATGAGGAATACATAGAGACAGGTAAAGCCGACTGGATAAAATGGTGGAATAAACAAGGAGGTGACCCTGATAAGGCTGAGGCGGCATATGAGAATCGTATTAATACCGCAAGAAAAAGGATACCCGTACCAGCTGATAGATAGGAGGTAATTAAGATAGATGGCTACATTTGATGAAATTATTAAAAGTGCAATAAGCAGGGATAGGCTTCATGAACTTGATGAAGAAGCGCTGGGTTATTATAAAAGAGGTCTAGCTCTTGGGGTTTATAACTTGCCTCCACGACTCCAAGAAAAGGTGGATGTTCCTGTTCCAGAGGTGGACAGGAAAGATACCCCGTTTGATTTATATGTTGACAAAGATACAGGGCTGATAAGGCCCAGTAAATGGGGACCTCATAGCGACATGTTTCGAGCAGTGGAAGCACAGGTAAGTCAGGACCCAGGACTGCAGATGTTTGAAAGCAGGCGGTTTCGTATAGATAAAACCCCTGTAATGGATTATTATGCACGTCCTGTTGGGTCTAGGGGAGAGGAACGGATTGAGTATGATATCACAAGCGGCAGGGCATTAATAACAAAGAAAAAAGGCCATAAGGGTTGGCT